AGATCGAGAAACTCAAGGGCGGCCAACACGCTTCAGCCACGGCCAAAGCGGTCCGGGACATGCGCGACGAGATCGACAAGCTGCAGGACAAGTACGAAGACCTGATCCTCGACGGCAAGAAGGACGAGGCCCGCAAGGTTCGCCGTCAAGTCGAGGAGCTGCGCGACGAGCTGTCCGAGTACCAGACCAACACCAAGTCGGAAGCCGCCCGGCGCGCAGCCATCGACGAGATGAGCTACAACGCTCAGCTGGCTGGCTACGAGGCCAAGTACCCCGCGCTCAACCCTGAGCACGAGGATTTCGACGAGGACAAGACCGACGAGGTCGCCGCCCTCCTGAGTGCCTTTGTGAAATCGGGCCACAAGCGTGCCGACGCGCTGGCCAAGGCCGTGAAGTACGTGCTGGGCGCGCCGCCCGCTGCCGGCAAGGGCGGTGACGACGACAAGGCCAAGGAACTGGCCGAACAGCGCGCTGCCGAAGCCCGCAAGAAGGCGGCCGAGGCCAACAAGCGCCAGCCGCCTAGTGGCAAGAACGTTGGTCTGGACTCCGACAAGGCTGGCGGCGGCAAGGGCGGCGACGTGGACGTCCTGCGCCTGTCGCAGGACAAGTTCGCCAAGCTGGACGAAGAGACCAAGGCCAAGTTGCGTGGTGACGAGATCTGATATAAGATCAGCGGACCGTCGGGGGCCCTTCGGGGCCCCTTTTTTCGTTGAAAGGAGCCTTTCATGACCCAAGAGATCGATCTCGAATCGGCCCTTCGCCCGTACTCTTACGCTGACGTGACCATCCGTACCAACGAAGAGGGGCGCCTCGTCCTTAAGTTCGGGTCTGCCAACGACATTCCTGAGTTCGTCGTGTTCGGGAACAGCGTCTGCCAGTACCCCCCGCCCAAGCCGCCGGCGCAGCACGCCGCAGTTCAGGGCTTCGAAGCATACAAAGGCATGGGAGAACAATAATGACCACACCGACCGAATTTGTCCTCTGGCTCAACGGCGCGGCTGGCGTCATGGGCGAGGCGCCAACCCCCGAGCAGTGGGAGGTGATCAAGGAGAAGATGAACGAGTCGCTCGGCTTCCTCGCGGCCAAGAGGCTGCTGGAGCGTGCTGAGGATCAGGTGGTGCGCGATCGTGAAAATGAGCTTAAGCGCGCAGCCGCCGTCGAGCAGATGAACCGGCACGCGCAGTACAGCGCCGATATCGCTCGCTATCAGGCCGTGGTCGACGCGAAGGCGGACATCGGGGCTGCACTCCTCGACGTTCACGCTGCCAAGCTGAGCATCGGAGCCGCCAAGTCTAGTGTGGCGTCGGCGTCGGCGTCCCTCAGCGCTCCACCGGAAAAAACGTCCTTTTTCGGTGCGATGGCCGATCGCATCAAGGGGGCGGTATGACCCCGGACCAGCTTGCCTACTACCTGCGTGGCTTCGCCGAGACTGCCAGCGAGCCGCCCACTCGTGAACAGTGGGGGGTTTTGCGCCACACCATTCTGGCGGCGACGACCGAACGGGCGCATGTTTTCTTCGGTGGCAACATCCCGCCCGAGATCGCAGCACTGATGGACAGTGGGTGCAAGGACTGTGTACCCAAGGGCTCCGGTCCTACGCTCCCGGTACTCGACGAGAGCAAACTACCACCTATTGAAGGCGGTTGAGGGGCACAAACTCAACCTTTTGGGGGAGGGCAGTTGCTGCCCTCCCATTTTTTCGTCTATACTCCCGACAACATTCGGTAGCAGACCCGACAGCTCTGCGGAGACCGGCCTCCTTAAAAACCGCCCTGCGCTGGCCCAGAGCGTGATCTGAGAGCAATCAACGGTTTGACTTTCACATCCCCTGCCTGAAGGAGGCACAAGATGCTTACCAATTTTGCACTGCTCACCAACGAGCAGAAGACCGTCTGGTCGATGGACACGTGGCGCATGGCCCGGAACTATTCCTTCGTGAACAAGTTCCTCGGCAATGGCTCGAACTCCATGATCCAGCACATCACCGAGCTGAAAAAGTCCGAGAAGGGCGCCCGCGCAGTCATCACGCTGCTGGCCGACCTCGAAGGCGACGGCGTTGCTGGTGACCGTACGCTGGAAGGCAACGAAGAGGCGATGAAGTCGTACGATCAGGTGATCCGTATCGACCAACTGCGCCACGCCAACCGCCACGAAGGCCGCATGGCCGACCAGAAGTCGGTCGTCGAGTTCCGCAACAACAGCCGCGACGTGCTGGCCTACTGGCTGGCTGAACGTATCGACCAGCTGGCGTTCCTGACCCTGTCGGGCGTGAGCTACGCGATGCGCAACAACGGCGCTGCGCGCGTGGGTTCGGACTTCCCGTTCCTCGAGTTTGCTGCTGACGTGTCGGCCCCCACCAACCTGCGCAAGATGCGCTGGAACGGCACCAGCAAGACGCTGGAAACCAACGGCGCGACCAGCTCGATCGCTACCGCCGACACCCCCATGTGGGAGCTGTTCGTGCAGCTGAAGGCCTACGCGAAGGACCAGTACCTGCGCGGCATCAAGGGCGAAGGCGGCGACGAGGTGTTCCACGCCTTCCTGACCCCGCAGGCCATGGCCAAGCTGAAGCTGGACCCCACCTACATGCTGAACGTGCGCCACGCACAGAAGCGTTCCGGTGAGAACCCGCTGTTCAGCGGCGGCGAAGCGGTCATGATCGACGGCATCGTGTTCCACGAGTACCGCAACGTGTACAACACCTCGGGCGCTGCCAGCGGCTCGAAGTGGGGTGCCGCCGGCACCGTGGACGGCTGCCAGATCCTGTTCTGCGGCGCTCAAGCGCTGGCGATGGCCGACATCGGTAACCCCGAGTGGGTCGAGAAGGGCTTCGACTACGAGAACCAGCAGGGCATTTCGACGGGCAAGATCCTCGGCTTCCTGAAGCCGAAGTTCAACTCGATCTATGCCGGCAACACCACGCAGGACTTCGGCGTGATCTCGGTGTACGTCGCCCAGTAATCGGGACCATCCGCAACTCGCAACTTCCTAAGGAGAAATTCCATGGCTCAGAAACTTGCGACTCGCGGTGGTCAGTACCCGATCACTGCCGAGTTCACTTTCGATGTGGCTAACGACACCATGAAGAACACGTCCGGCGTGGACGACAACTTCAAGGTTGTGGGCAGCCACGTGTTCGACGCAATCCTCCTGCCGACCAACGCGATCGTGGTCGGCGGCGAGGTGGTCACCGAGACGGCAGTGAGCGGTTCCACCGCCTACAACGTCAAGGTTGGCGACAGCGTCAACGACGCGCGCTATCTCGCCTCCACCGACCGTGTGGCGGCTGGCCGCACGGCCCTGACTGTCACCGGCTTCGTGGGCGGTGGCGAACAGGTCCGCGTGACCGTGGCGCCCACCGTCGCTGATGCGACGGCTGGCAAAATCACCGTGCGGGTGAGCTACATCATCCGCAACCGCGTGAACGAGGTCCAGACCCACTAAACCGGGTCCGGCAGGCGGGGGCTTCGGTCCCCGCCCCTCCATTGCCACCACTGAAGGAGAACCATCATGGCTGAAGCCAAGAGCAAGACCTTGCTCGTCCTGAATCGCAACTACGTCCTGACCACGACCAAGGGCCACTCCGTGGCTTTCGCGAAGGGCGTGCCCACCCACGTACCCCCCGCCATCTATCAAGAGGCGCTGGCCATTGGTGCCATCCCGCCTGACGGCGAAGACCCGCATGTCGAAGGCGTGGTCAAGACCGACAACGCCCCGGCCGATCCCGCCGAGCGCGCCCCCCTGATCCTCGCCGCCATCGAAAAGCTGGTCGCCGAGAACGCGCGCGACAACTTCACTGCAGCTGGCAGCCCCACCGTGGGTGCTGTGTCCGAAGCCGTTGGCTTCAAGGTGCAGGCGAAGGAGATCGCCACCGTGTGGCAGCAGTACCACGACAAAGTGGCTGCCGACAAGGCCGCCGAGTAATCGAGGCCTGAGATGACCCCCACCCAGCTCAAGGACCTCTTCCGCAGCGACGTTCGCGACGAAGCCTCCCCGCCCCTCTGGACGGACACGGAGATCTTCGTTTACATGGACGACGCTCAGAAGATGTTCTGCCGCGAAGGTGGGGGCATCGCCGATTCCACATCTGCGATCTGCACCATGCAGGTTGCGGCGGGGGACACGTACATCGACTACGACCCTCGCATCCTCAAGCTCCGCGACTTGCGCCGTGCATCCGATGGCCGCAACGTCAACATCCTCAACTTCGAGGACCTTGGCCACCCCGGCTGGGCGCAGGATGACTACGGTCAGTCCACGTCGTTCGGCACTGGCGGCATCAAGTTCAGCACCAACCCGACAGCCATCACCGGCGTCGTCGTGGGCATGGACGCGAACAAGCTCCGTCTTGTGGCCCCTGCAGTGGCTGACGACACGCTCCGAGCGATCGTCTACCGCATGCCCCTTGAAGACATCACCGCTTCCTCGACCGCCTTCGAAATCGACGCCCAGCATCATCGACACCTGATGAACTGGATGAAGCATCTGGCGCACGAGAAGCAAGACGCGGAGACCTACGATCGCGGCCGCTCTATGGAGTTTCGCGACAAATTTCTGGCGTATTGTGCGCAGGCGAAAGCCGAGCGCGAGCACCGCGAGCACAAGTACCGCACCGTCGCCTACGGCGGGCTGTGAGGGAGCCGACATGACAAGCTGGCGTGAGTTTCTTCAGTCGCTGGACCCTACGCAGATTTTCCTGACCGCAGTTGGCAGCGCAGGCGCGGTCCTTCTGTGGATGAAGCGTCGCTACATCACCTTCCGTGGGTGGCGCAAAGCACGTGAGGCTCGCCGCCTTGCGTTCAACGAGTTGCCAGAGCGCGTTTCGGATTTCGCCAAGCTGCTCGACGGCGTGTGCAAGCAGTCTGAGCGCGCATTGGGTGTGCTTGATGCACACACCAAGACCCTCGACGAGCAGAACCGCGTCCTTAGCAGCATCTCGGCCATGATCCACGGCGAGATGGAGCTGGACCCCATTCCGCGCTTCATCTGCGATAGCGACGGGCGCTATCTGAACGTGAACACCGCCTACGCCCGCCTCGTGGGGTGCGGCCGCGACGAGCTGCTTGGTTTCGGCTACCAGCGCTTCATTCCCAGCAACACCAACCCCGGCTACATCGAAGACTTCGATTCTGCGACTAAGCAGCACCGTTCGTTTGAGCGTTCGGTGCGGATCAGCCGCCCAGACGGCACGGAGGTGCTCGCCAACGTCCGCATCGTCCCCCACCCAGAGAATGAGCCGCCAGCGCACTACTGGGTCGGTGTCGTGGCCGCCGCCCGCCGGAGCACCGATGTCTGACCAACCCAAGCCCATACCGTCGAAGAAGTTCGGCCCCAAGCTCATGCTTGGGGCCGCAGCGCTTGTCGCCTTCCTCGCGGTGTGGGAGGGCGGTAAAGGTGCAGGTGGCGACTCCGTCGTGTATGCAGACCAACTTGCCGGAGGCATCCCCACGGTGTGCAACGGCCTGACGCGCCACGTCACCAGCACGCCAATCATCGTCGGCGAGGTCTGGTCCGCAGAGAAGTGCGCCGTCGAGGAGCAGCGCGCGTTGATCAGCATGCAGCTGAAGCTCGAGACGTGCTTCAACCGTCTGCCGCCGCAGAGCGTGTTTGACATGGCCAGTTCTCACGCGTGGAACTTCGGGTGGTTCGCCACCTGCGGAAGCCTCGCCGTGCAGGCGTGGAACCGTGGTGAATGGGAGCTGGGTTGTCGGCGTCTCGCCTATTCTGACAGCGGCAACCCCGTCTGGTCGTACGTCAAGACTGGGCGCATCATCAACGGCAAGCCGGAGATGAAGTTTGTGCGCGGGCTCGCCAATCGTCGCCAAGCCGAGTTCCAAGAATGCACTAAGGGGCTGCCGTGAACCTGAGTCTGATTCTCGCTCTGATCATCGCCGCAATGCTCGGTCTCGGTGGCGCTGGCGCTGCTGGGTACCACAAGGGTAAGGTCGATGCTGAACGCATAGCCAAGCTCGCGATGGACGAGCATCTGGCCGAAGATCGTGAGGCCGAGCGCGCCGCCACCGAGGCTGCTAACCGTTACAAAGACGCGCTGGCGACAGCGCAAAACGCGGTGTCAGCCGCATATGAGAAGGGAAAAGCCGATGCTGAAGCGAACGCAAAACGTGTTGTTGCTGATCTGCGCGCTGGCAACCTCGTCCTGCGCGAGCGTTGGACCTCCTGCCAAGCAAGCTCTGGTCTGCCCCGCCCTGCCACCGATACCAGCGAACCTGATGCAGGAACCGCAGACCGAGATGAAAGTGCGGGGCGAATTGTTCAAGCCGCAGCCCAATGCGACGCTCAAGTGAAGGGGTTGCAAAACCTCCTTCGCCTTGAGCGACAGTCCCAGCCGGAGGTGGGCTCGCATGTCGGTCCGCTTCCCGACTAAAACACCGGCAGCTGAGGCGTACAGGTGGCTCCCCAGTACGGCCTCAGCACTTATACTCTCACCATCTTAGGAGATAGATCATGGCAAACGCACTCTTCGACAAGGCCCGCCAGCGCTTCCTCGAAGGCCAGTTCAACTGGAACACGGATACGATCAAGGCTGTCCTCGTCGACACCGGTACGTACACCGTGAACCTGTCGGCCCACGAGTTTCTGTCGGACATCGGTACCGGCGCCCGTATCGCTACGTCTGGTGCCTTCACTGGCAAGACCACGACTGGCGGCGCCGCCGACGCCAACGACGTCACTTTCACCTCCGTGACCGGCGCGTCGATCGAGGCCATTGTCCTGTACAAGGACACTGGCACCGATGCTACCTCGCCCCTGATCGCGTTCATCGACACGGCCACTGGCCTGCCGATCACGCCGAACGGCGGTGACATCATCGTCACGTGGGACAACGGCGCGAACAAGATCTTCAAGCTGTAAGCTATCTGGCGCATGTGTGCGCCAGATATTCGGCCTGACAAAATCCACTTGTGGTGATACGCAATGGCCCTGACCGCATACTCCAAGTACCGGCTCTACATCACGCGGACCTCGACATCGGACGCTAACAAACCGTACTACGGAGTTGTGAATTCATTTCACGGTTTTGCCAATGGTGATGGGTCCGGTAGTAATCTACTGACCGGTGGCACGGCTTCTGCAAGCTCCACCTACTCGCCTAATACGGCGAACAGGGCTTTCGATGCAGATGTCAACTCGTTTTGGGAGGCCGGTAATCAATCGGACGCCTTTCAGTGGGTGCGCATGGACCTTGCATCCCCCGTCACAATACGAAACTTCTACATATCCTCCCAGGATTATGCTGCAGAAGTCCCGCGCGACTTCAAGATCCAAGGCTCCAACGATGGAACGAACTGGACTGATATTGTCACTGTGGTTGACTGGGTAACCGGCGCCACGGCGAAAGCCGAGAGTTGGCGCATCGATCTTCGGCTTTCAGGCACATCGCTCCTAGACACTGGCGGCGGCGCGTCCAAGGTTTTCATCCACAAATACAGCGACGGAGAGCTGGTAGGAGTGGCCACGCCGAATGCGAGCACGGGGGTATGGTCCATCAAGCCGCAGTTCGCAGGCGAGGTGCTGATAACGCATGTCGGCCCGTCAGGCTCTGGCTTTCGGCCGGTGACGGACGGCCCGGTGACTCCGGCCGCGGAGTAGTTCCGTGGCGTACTACGCGCCGCCATCAGCCACAGCAGCCGACGCGCTGCTGCAGTCTGGCTACACTCCGCCCGCGAGCAACGCGGCGGACGCGCTGCTGTCGCAAGTCCTCGGGGATTCGCAATATGCCGTCGCGGCGGGAATTGCAAGCCAAGAGTTCGGCGCAAGCGATGTTTCGCACTTTATCCGGTCGGTGTTCCCTGTAGGCGATGACCATCTTGTTGTTGGCGCGAACAGCATACGCAACGCTGCTGAGCAGATTTATCAGCTGAATGGCCCCAGAGCAGCGCAGTCGGATGCGCTGCTTGCTTCCGGGTACTCGCCACCAAGCGGCGCTTTTCTGCCTGCCGTCCTGCGCGGCTACAACGACCATCTAAGGGTTGGCATCGCGTCCGTTCAACTCGGGAACCGGGGCATTTACTCGGTGTCTGCCGGGTTCGATGGGGCCTTTGGTACGGCAGATGTGCGGAACCTGAATAGGAACGTAGTCGCGAGCGGAATAGGGGCAGGTGGTTTTGGTACGGCGTCGTTGGTCAAGCAGACTAGGGACGTTTTTGCACCCAGCATCGCCCCGACAAGCGCGGTTGGTACGCCCTTCATCGCATATCGCATCCGTTACCTGACCCCCAGCGGCATTGCCCCCGTGGGTTTTGGTACGACGATCATCCAGAACTGGATTCGCTACCTGACGCCGACCGGAGTGGATCAGAGCGGCTACGGCGAGGCGGTGATCACGCGCGGCGTTCGTTCGCTCACCCCGACTGGCATCAACTCGGCGCTGTACGGCACGCTGTCGATCGACAACAAGACCCGCTACTACAACCTGCTGGGCTGGGCCTCGTCGATCGTCGCCACCGGCGCGCGGGTGTGGGACGGCAAACAGCATGCCGCCAACGTCACGTTGGGCGACGGCATGCTCGTGCCGAACCCGATCGTCTCGTTCCCGTCGCTCCCACCAGACGACACGCAGACTGTCGACGCATCCGGCCAAGGTATCCCGATCCCGGACAACCAAGTCTGGCCGCTGCACAAGATCGAGAACAAGGACAAGCAGCTGTTCGTCGACGGGTTCACAAGTTTCGGGTTCCCGTCGCCCACGGTCAACCAGACCATCTACCTGACCATCCGCCCGCTGGGCGCGGACTGGTCTGTGTTCGGCACGGCCTTTGTTGACCAGACAATCAAGAAGCTCTACCCCGAGGGCTTCACGAGCGAGTTCGTATCCACTGCGCACCAGATCTACAACTCCAAGATCGACGTCGTGGTAGGCGGGCTGAACAGCTACGTCTCTGGCGCACACACTGTGCTGCGCGGCACCGCACGCCCTGTCGTGCCGAGCATTGCCCCCACGTCCGTGGTGGCAGTCGACGCGCGCGTGGAGCATCGCATTCGCCCCGTCACCCCACATGGGTGGGACACCACGATCTGGGGCGCCGCCGTCGTTCAGAACAAGAACGTGTGGGTCGCCCCCGGCGGCATCGCCCCGCTGCCACAGACTGGGCCGCAGAACCAGTGGCGAATCCCCGCACCGACCATTTGGTATCGCGTGCGATACATCGGTCCGTCCGACGCAGGCGGTATCTACACCGGCGCGGTGCCGACGACGCATCAGCTGACGCAGTACGTCCAGCGGGTTGATTTTGCCGCCTGTGGCATTACCCCGGGCGACTTCGGTACGTCGTTCATCTCCAATCGCTACCGCGAGATCTTCCCCACGTTCGTGGCGAGCATGATCTTCGGTACGGCGACGGTGAAGCGCCGCATCTTCGTGGAGCCCACGGGCTGGGATTCGGCCTTCTTCAGCGAGAACGCTGAGGTCCTGATCAATACGCGCCGCGTCTACGTGCTGACTGGGGAGGCAGACCCAGCCACGTATGGCGTGGCCGCGATCTTCAACTGGACCCAAAACGTCAGCCTCCACAACAACGGCTGGTACGACACCCAGTGGAACTTCCCCGTCGTCTACAACCTGAAGCAGGAGGTCAAGGTCAGTCCGTTCATGGACAACCTGAACCCCGATCAGTGGGGGCGGTACTACCCGTTCGTCGACAACAAGAACCGCGAGCTGCGCACGTTCGGCCATGTGTCGTCGCGCGTGAGCATAGCAGGCTGGATTCACAACAAGGCCGATCCGATCCTTCCGGTCGGCACCGACATGACGTTGTGGGGCGCCGGTACGTTCATCGCGCACCGCAACCGCACCGTCGCCGCTCTGGGCTGGGACTCGTACTACAGCGAGCGCTACGCCGTTGTCTGGAATCTCGCAGACGCAGTGGTTCCTGCGTCCATCGGGGACGCCGCGCGCTATGGCACAGCGTCTGTAGCGAATCTGAACCGCGAAGTGAAGCAGCACAGTGGCTGGAGCGGTCCGGACTGGGGTACTCCGTTTGTTGCGTATCGCGTGCGCACAGTTTTCCCGGGGCTGTTCTACGACGTGCCCGCGTCGTTCCCAGAGGTTCGCCACAACCCGTTCCCGATCGCGCCCGTGGGCATCCCCAAGCTGGGCCAAGTCGGTGGGCACGAAGTGCGCATCTTCCGCCGCGAGGTGTTCCCGTACGCGCTGAACGTCCACGACCCGTGGTTCGGCGAGGCGCAGATTCGCAACCGCAACATCACGGTGTATCCGTACGCCTACGAGCAGACGACGTTCGGCGTTCAGGACGTTCAGAATTTTATCCGGTACATAACCCCGGAAGGGTTCCGTGATGACGATGTGCCCAAGCACCTAATTTCTCGCCGCACACGCGAGCTGGTGCCGCTCAGCATCACGTTCCCGCCGTTCACCCAGCTGCACCGCATCCGCAATCTGCTGCCTGACCCACCGGGGCCTCAAACGATCGCCCTCAGCAGGACTGGGCCGAGCGGCGAGGTGGAGGACGGCTTCGGCATCCCGCCTCCGGGGCCATCCAACCCACCGACCCCGTTGATCCGCCTCAACACGATTTACCCGAGCTGGGACGCCCCGACCGCTCGCTTCGGTATTGGTCGCGTGTGGACGAACGCTATCGAGGCCAAGTTCTGGCAGTCGGACGGCGAAGTCGGCATCCCTACGCTGATCTACACCCGGTACGTGGCCGCTGAGAGCGTTGTTCCTGCCTTGGTCACGTTCGGCGTGCCGTGCATGACGCCGTTCACCATCTACGCGCCTCAGGGCTCTGCGCGCCCTGATGGGTACACGCCCGGCGGTTCTGGGCAGGCGATTGACTCGTTCTTGTCGTCGCCTGACGATAGCAGTCACCCTTGGTTCGGTCTCGCCACTGTGACCAACCAACACCGTGCGATCGGCCCCGTGCCGTACCGCTCCGGCGCTGTTCAAGACGATCTGAACGGCCGGACTAAGTGGGGCACTGCTGCGTTCACTCTGCGCCGCCAGTACGTCTACGTCGACTCGATCCGCTCTCTGCGCATGGGCTTCCCAGTTTTCTGGGGCGTGCCGCAGTTCGTGAACCTGAACGACCCGGGATTCGACCAAGGGATTCCACCGTACAACGTGTTCGGCGATACCACGGTGGCCTTCCCTGTGGACCCCCACGCGCCGCAAACTGCCCGCCCAACGGGCTTCATCGCCACGCTGTGGGGTGCCAACCGCGTAGAGCTGCTGAACCGCACGGTGGGGCCGCAAGGCATCCCCCATAGCGGAAACCCACAACAGGATCTGACAACCCCGTGGGGCACGGCTCTGGTCGGGTATCCGCGCCGCTACACCATTGGGATGGGCGTGCAGACACTGTGGGGTACGCACGTCATCGAGTACGTAAATCGACAAATCTGGCCTGAAGGGTGGAACAGCTGCACACTGGAGTCGTGGGATTTCGAGAACTACAAGTTCCCGATGAAGGTGATTCGGAAAAACCCGCTCGTTCGCCCCGCTTCCATGGGGGATGTGGCGGTTTTCGGCACCTGCACCGTGTCTCAACGCGTTCGGACGGTGTACTCTCGCGGCGTCGACAGCTACAATAGCGGCAGTCACTCTGTCAAGGCGTCCAGCACAATCGGCGCGCAAGGCTGGGAAAGCCTGCTGATCGGCGACATTGATCGCTGGGAGGCCGGCAAGATCAAGGCTCATGGCGACGACATGAGCGTGGTCGGCACCCCCCGTCTGCTCCATCCGCTCCGTGCTTCGGGCTTCGACAGTGGTGTAGTGGCAGCCTCGCGCATCGCGCCGGTCTTGTCGCCGATCGGGATTCCGAACATCGCCTTCGACGGGCCGAGCGTGACGAACCCCTTCGGCTGCACGAACCGTGTGGTGAGCCCGCTGCCGATCCTGTCCAATCAGACCGTGCCTTCACCGGTCGTTGCTTGAGGTACCGATGAGCGCAACCCGCCCATACCCGCTGCCAGTCGCAGGGATCGATTCCCTGAGCAACGAGACCGCCCTCTTGAACGGGGCGGTCCGCGAAGCTGTCAACGTGGATATCGGCCGGGCCGGTCGTTTCAAGCGCCGTGTCGGTCAGACTCTCCGTCTCTCGGGCTCGGACTATCACAGTATCTGGGGGGCTCAGCAGCGCGGCACCATGCTCGTCGGCAAGGGCAATCAGCTGCTGCGCCTGAACGACGACCTCAGCACCACGGTCCTTGCTACTCTGAACTCCGCTGACCCGCTCGCGTATACCGAATACAACGGCAACGTGTACTGGACGAACAAGACCACTCTCGGGTGGCTCCCCGCCGACTCTGGCGCCGCGCGCCCCGTTGGTGTACCGGTGCCAGAACTGGTCCCCTCGCTGTCAACAGGTGCTGGCGCCCTGCTCCCCGGCAAGTACGCCGTGATCCTCACCTACCTCGACGATCGTCGCGAAGAGGGCGGCGCCACCCCTGTTCAGGTCATCGACCTTCCAAACGGGGGCGGCATCACGCTGAGTGGCCTGCCGATGCGCGCAGGGTGGGCGTTCCGCGTCTACATCACTGACCCGGACGGCTCCAAGTTCCATCGCGGCGAAGAGCTGCCTGCCGTGTTCCCCAGCTACACGATCACGCAGACGGCACAAGGCGGTGACTGCGACACGCAGTTCATGCAGCCTATGCCACCGGGCGAGTTCATCACATGGCTCGCTGGTCG